CCCGCCCTAAGCACCCGCCCCGCTACGGACCTACACGCCAGGCTGCTCTCCAATCATCCAATCCTGCACAGCCTGGTATATACCCTTCTGGATCAACCTCTTGTTTGAATCCGTCAAATGTGGTTCGACCATCTTCCACTTCCTATTGTGTCTTAACAGTATACGTATTGCGTTCCCTGCCCCTTTAGGAATGAGGACGTGCAGCCTCGGACGCATTTCCTCGAAAATTCCCCGCATATATGCACGGACTTCGTTCGGATGATTGTAATACGCATCCGGCATGTCGTCCGGGCCGACAGAACAGTCCAACCTGTTACAACTCGGGCTTTTCATAATGTCCGCCTGATGCGTCAACTCATGAGAAAGCATTTCAAACAACTCTCTTTTGAATCGGAGTCGGTTTTTAACAAAATCGTCCGCCGAATACCTGCCATTTATATCTACAATAACAATTGGTGTTCTCGTATTGACTACGTTCCCCGAACCACCTCCCAAAACCAAGAAGTCACTCGGTCCTTTTCGAGATACGATCTGGACAATGACGAAAACCGATTCCCCTTTGACCGTCTTGATGTCCATTGTATCCTTAAACCAAAATGTGTCCAAAAGCGGCTCATACTGGACGCTTATCCCCTCTATCCTAGCGAACACTTTGTCAACCAGCCTTTCTATAGCATTCCCGTCCTGTCTGATCGGCCTCGTTGCAACAATGCTTTCGGCTATTTTGTGTATCCTGTCCATCTATCATCCTCCGAAGTCCATATTAGTCTCCTCTACACATTGCGCCGAATATAAAAAAGAGAGGCTCCCGTTTCCGGAAGCCCCTCTAAACCCTAACAATCCAGAGTTCTACAGTTCGCCATGCTTACACACGGGTGATCTGCAAAACTTGGAGTGCAAATGGATTGTATGCACCGATGCCAATTTGCTCGAAGATCGAGAATCCGATCAAGCGGTTCTTAGGATCGTCGGCGGACAGAACCGTCAACTCCGTACGAACCGGGATACGACCGAAGAACTCAGCCTCGCCGCACACGTACACGACGCATTCCGGCACGATACGCGAAACGATGAGCTTGGCTCCCCAGAGCGTAGCCATCAGACCTGTCTTCAACAGAATCGCCTGAGTCTCGATGTCCAGCGTGTCCCGATCCCACTTACGCAGGTCGGCGTAGTCCTTGGCGTTCAGGAACACAGTCGCGACACGAATGTCGGTGCGTTCCACGTTCGCGAAGGCGTCAGCTAATGCGTTTGCGGTCAGGTTGCCAGTCACCGGGATGAAAGGATTCGGGTTGGTTGGGTCAGCAGACAGAGCATCCATGACCGCGAAGACCTTGCGATCTTCCTCAGCCTGAATCTCGGCCTTACCCAAATCAACCGAACGCTCGATCAAATCGAACCGACGCTGCTTGATTTCGGTCAACTGAATCTCGGGGTTCGATGCGATCTCGAACAACGGGAAAAGTACCCGCTTCGGTTTCGCTACGGCCACGATATTCTCACCCTCTTCACCAACCACGTATGCGGTGATGTTGGGGTCCTTGTCGTAGATCGGCAATGCGCCATCGGGGAGAGCTTCCACGAAGAACGCCTTACGACCCACGGACATATAGTCCCTCCGGCGACGAAGGGGCTGAATCATGCTCGCTGCCAAACGCTGACGCCCTGCGGCGGTGCGAATATACTGCGAGATGATGTCTTGCTTGGTTTGGTTATCAACAGCCATTGTCATATCCTCCTGAGTGCATTATCCGTGACACGGATCAAATGCGCATATCCAAGCCAAGGGTTGGTGAACTTGTGGAAGGTGCCTTGGTCACAACACCGATCACAACATCAGACACAGCATCCTCATTCGTAAGGAAACCTTGCGCCGATCCATAAAGGTAGTTGCCGACCGCGTATGCGATGTCGCCCAAATCACTCACTAGGCGAGTCTCATACACGTCAACTTCTACCGATGCCATCGCCTTCATTACTGCGATCTTCCCGCTGGCTACCGCTGGGCTGTTCTCAAATGCAGCTCCCGCCGCATCATTTACGAACAAACCAACAGGCATCAACGAGGTCGCCATCGGGACAACCGTGTAATCCAATCCAGCAGAAACTGCCGCAATCGAACCACCCAGTACACCACGAGGCGTATTAATGCTCAACGTCGTATTCGTGTTCACGTCGTAATTCTGCTTCGTAAAGCAGTTGTCCGACAGAACAGGAATAGAGTTAAGCTGTCCGCGAATCAGTATGGTCAGAGCCATTTTCCGATCCTCCTCTTTTCCTTGTACTACCCCGGCTTATCTGAACGCTTCGCTCACATCTGGAGCCGACTGCCAGATGGAACTGATGTCTACGCCTGCCGCACCAACGGAGGCGACTCTCGGCTGCCCGCCGAGTTTCGATATACCGGCCTTCTTCTGGGACGACTCAGACTTACCATCCGAGTTCCCTGCTCCCTGATCATCAGAGAACAATGCAGAAGCCAACCGTTCATCCGCATCCGCATCCGGTTCGATCTCGTCATCCATTGCGCTTGTAAGCTCAATGTCAAACTCGTTCATCCCCTTCCTCGTTACGGAAGCTTTCTTCTCTTCAACCTTCTCTTCGACCTTCTCAGACTTCTCGTCAGCGGCCTTCTTGTCGTCCTTCTTCTCTTCAACCTTCTCGGACTTCTCGTCGGCTGCCTTCTTTTCGTCCTTCTTGTCGTCCTTCTTGTCTTCCTTCTTCTCATCCACCTTCTTCTGGATGAAATCAGGGAGAGCTGCCTTCATTGCTTCGGCTACAGCGGCGATGATCATCGCCTTCATATCCTTAGCATCTTCCTTCTTATCTTCTTCCTTCGCATCGGCTGCCGCACAGGACTTCTTGTCTTCGTCCTTCTTCTCTTCAACCTTCTCGTCCGCAGCCTTCACTTCCGCACCAGGAGTCTCAATCTTGGGCGTGAATTTGGCTTCGCCAGTAGCGGCCTTCTTCTCGTCCTCAACCTTTTCAGACTTCTCGTCGGCTGACTTCTTGGCAACGCACTCTTCATCCTTGTCCTCTGCTTCGTCAGCATAGAGTTTCTGCGTATCGGCGAAACGCTGAAGGGTACGATCCATGGCCACCTGTCCCATTGCCATAAGGTCCTGCGCTTGCTTCTCGATCACCTCATCGGAGACCTTATCACCCAGCAACAGCATGGCAACACGAACTGCTCTTGTTGCAGCAGCACGAGCCGATGCCACTGTAGGAGACTTGCCCCATGTCTCAGGCACGCCAAAACCGATGTCATCACGACTATCGTTCTGCCAATCATGACGCATATCAGGAAGCTCATGATTCACACGTTGCTCGAACGTGTGGTACTGCTCCCACTTAGGATCATTACGATCCGGTTGATTGACATTGCCGGGATAAGGGGTTTGATCCGCCGAAGACCGGTTACGAGATGTAAGTCTAACTCTGCTCATTGCTTTGTTCCTCCTAGTTCTACTAGTTACTATTACGCCCTTGTAATTTTGGCAACACGAGCGTCAATAGAATCTGCAATCTTATCAAGACGCAGAGCCATAGCCGTCCGGCCAGTTTTTTCCAAATATGTCGCCACAGCATCCAACCGAGACGACGCATTCTTCATCCGTGCCACGTACTCCGTAGGAGCCGCATCCAACGTTGTATCATCGGTCGCGAGTTCCGTACCGTGTTCGAGGTCCTCAACTTCCGTAAACCGCTTCTGGGTGATCTGTTCCTCAACCCCATTAGGGTCAACCAAAGAAGCCTTCTTCTCGTCGACCTTCTCATCATCCTTTTCGTCGGCTGCCTTCTTGGCCTCAAACTCTTCCTCGTCGTCTTCCGCAGCAAGTTTGCGCTCAAGAGCCGCAATTTCCGAAGCTATCGACATGCGCTCACTAGCTTCCTTATTATCTGCGTCATCCTTCTTGTCATCTTTCGACTCTTCAGCGGCGAATCTCGCCTCTAAAGCAGCCAAACGACTTGCCATCTTCTCAATGTCCACACTCATGCTATTTCCTCCGTTTTCTCTCTAAATACTCGGGTGTTGCACAGCACTCGCTTACACCTATAACAAGAATATAAAGAAAAAATTACACTAACTGTTAATCTTGTAGAAGTTCTTTTGCAAGCGTTACGAGTTTCCTCGCCACCTTAACCTTGTCAGCTTCCGACACCGGCCAATTCTTATTCGCCTTGGCGTTCTGGTCACCCTGATCCTTGAGATCAGCAGCACCTGCCGGACGACTCTCGTTGACCGTCTTCATGTCTTCCTTGGCTGCCGAATTAGCCTCACTAGCCAATCCAGAATCATCCACGACAGCCGAGAACCTCTCCAGACTTTCAACAGCCCTGAGAATTTCCGTTGCTTCCGCTTCCCTGCTCGTTATCCTGCTCCTGCTCATTTCTTCCTCCTTGTTTCTGAGGTTCCCCTCTTTTCCCCTTATCGACTTCAATCAACCCAGACAAAACCTTCTTGTTTAAGAGATTGATATTGTTCATCTGAAAAGCTATCGCAAGCCACAGAAAACTCTACCCTCAAATCATCCCTGCCGTAGCTATAGAAACGACTACTCTTATCTGTAGGATCAATCTTGATTTTATACTTACTTGCGATACTCAATACTTCCGAAACAGCATTTTTCTCCGCTGTTTGAATTTTCCTGACGAAATCAGACGATTTTGGTACACCGCCTCCAACTGGTATAGTAACACCAAACTCCTTATATCCATCACGATCTGAACGCACCCACTTCGACGGTGTCGATGAGATCAGACTCTTTGCGATCTTAACCAATTCTGCTGCTACTGCTTCTTTTCTCATATCAATCTCCTTGAAATCTTCCACAACCGGTCTTCACGCATCCGACGAGCTATCTCCGCCTGAGCAACTCGTAACACCATCATGCCATTCTTGTCCGCAACTCGCAATTTGAAAATGTCTTCCACAGCCAATTGAAGCCTGTCAGTCGGAAATTCCAAAATGTTGTAGGCAGACTTTGGAAGATCACTTATATAGTGATTCAATACCGCCCCACAAAATGCCGGTTTCTCAACCCATGATGCCTCAATAAACCGAACACTCTTGGGATCACCCGCCCTCTTACCATCCTTGCCAACAACCGTTCTACCACAAAGTTCTGCAACAACTCTCTCAATACCCTGCTTGTCCGTAAACTTCGCCAATAACTCATGGTCAAGATGACGACAATTGGGCATATTGTCACCCAATACCTTGCCACACCTCGAACATGTCACCCAGTCGGCAAGACAACCCATGCTCATCGTTGTCAATTCGCCACCAGCAATCTTCTTCACCAGCCGGTCATGCTTCCGATCAGTTGCAACCAAGATGTCTGTATAGAAAATGTCTGCCGTCCGACCTTCCTTGTCGGTATAGGTCAGCGGACGAA